GACAGCTTCAGTGCATCGGCAGTGTCAACATAAGTCTTTGTGGCAGCATCTTGATTCGCTGTTGGATCACCAAGACCTGTGATCTTGCTGGTGCCCATTGCAATGGCACCCGACATTGTGCCACCAGACAAGTTGAGCTTCAGTGCGTCAGCAGTGTCAACATAAGTCTTGGTAGCAGCATCTTGTGCCAGCGTTGGGTCGCCCAAACCTGTGATTTTGCTAGTACCCATTGCAATGGCACCAGAC